ACAGAGGACCCTAACTTTTATGGTCTATTTGATGTCACAAGTATCGCTGAAGATGTAAATAATTTAAACAATTATGATCTTGCGCTAGAACATATAGCCAGCAATGGTTCATTAACTTTAGAAAAAATATATGCAATATCTATGTATGCGCAAGACGCAACATATGCGCATAACCAAATAAACGCCTCAACAACTTGGACTATAAACCATAACTTAAATAAATTTCCAAGCGTTAGTATAAAATTCTCTAGTAGTAACCAAGTGTATGAAAACGTTGGTGCCTTTGCTGGAGTACAATATATAGATCAAAACAACTTAACAATTAACCTAGCGGCCGCGGAAAGTGGGTACGCTTATTTAAACTAAAAATATGGCAATTCCATTTTTAAATCACTTAGACTTACGAAGCATATCGGAGTTACAAAACGCGATACTTCACAAAACAACAACCACAAACGCTTCTAATGTTGAGGGTAAATTTCTTTACGACACCGGGACAAACACAATGCAGTACTACAACGGCACAGCTTGGGTTAGTGTTTCAGGTAATGCCGGAGATATAACAGCTGTTAATACAGCTTCAGGCTCAGGTTTATCAGGAGGTGGTACCTCTGGTGATGTAGACTTGCAGGTTGAAGTCGATGGACAAACTATAGAAATAAGCACAAATACAATACAGGCTAAAACAGCTGCTATTGCAGACGCTGGAACAGCTTTAGCAACAGCTGATCAAATACATACTTTTGTTACTGGTTTACCTGTTAGCACGTTTACAAATAATGCAAACTATATCAGCGGTAATGAGACAATAACGTTAACAGGAGACGTAACTGGTTCCGGAACAACAGCTATTTCGACAACAATTGCAGCTGATGCGGTCGAATCAGGAATGCTTAATAATAACATTATTTCCGGTCAAACAGAATTAGGATCTGGATTAGCTAGCGCTGACGAGTTTTTAATTAGTGATGCAGGCGTTATAAAAAGAATGGATACATCTGTTCTACAAACGTATATGCAGAATAATCTTGCATTTAGCAATAATTCAGGTACAGTAACAGGTACTGGTACAGAAAACACAGTGCCAAAATGGTCAACAGGAGGAACAGGTATAGAAGACTCTTCTATTTCAGATGACGGAACAACCGTAACAATAGGCGGTAACTTAGATGTTCAAGGTACAACGACCACCATAGATTCTACGACTGTTGCTATTGGCGACAATATGATGAAGTATGCTAAAGATAATACAGCTAACGCTTCAGATATTGGTTGGTATGGTAAGATTGTTTCTTCTGGGACAAAATACCCGGGTATGTGGTATGATGCCAGCACTGGTATTTCAACACCAAAATTTGCTTTAGGTATTGCAACTACAGAGCCAGCTGGCACGGGAACTATCGCTACAACTGGTACATTAGTTGCTGACTTAGAAGGTAACGCTGATACAGCTACGGCATTAGAAACTTCAAGAAACTTTTCTATAACTGGTGATATTACAGCTGCTGCTGTTGGATTTAATGGAACGGCTGTAGTTACGTTGGATGCTAGCATAGACGCTAATGTTGTTGGAGCTTCAGAACTTAAAGTAGGATCTAACGGTACAGCTGGTCAAGTACTAGCTTCTGATGGTGATGGAACTTTTTCTTGGGCTAATGCAGGAACTGATACACAATTATCAACAGCCGCGGCTCTTATTGATGTTAGCGCGATGGCGGGTAACAACACAGCTTCATTTACACATGGTCTAAGTTCTAAAAACTTAATAGTACAGCTTTACGATACCACAGGTGGTGATGTTGTTTATGCGGATATCGACCACACAAGTAACAACGCAATTTCTATTATATTTTCTTTAACCGGAACAGAACTAGTAGCTGATGGTATAGGAGATATTAGAGTGGTGGTTATCGATGCTAAAAACGGTTTAACTGACAAAACTGTAAGTTATTCGTAATAAATAATAAAATTTAATTTATGTCAATAAAATTTTTAAATGGAATTGACGTGGACAACGGTGTGTTGTACACAGACGCGGCTAATGATAGAGTAGGTATTGGAACCACGGGTCCTGGCGCTAAGCTTGATGTAGTAGGAACTATAAGAACAACAAACGCAAGTGGTAATCAAGCTAATTTCACAGGTAGTAGTTTATTATTTCCTGATGCATCAACTACAACAATAGGAGCTAATGTAGCTAACTTTAACCCCGGTACAAAAAATCTTGCAATTGGAAGCAGTAGTACAAAATGGAATGCTGTAAACGTAACTTCTAACACTTACAGGTGGACGTCTGGTGGATTTGGTAACGGAGGTGAATTAAATATTTCATCTTCTTCAATGGATGTAGATGTTCTACTAAAAATAGAAGATGGGGTTAATATAGAAAATCTTGCAAACGCAACTAGTGACACAGATAAATTTCTAGTTTCAGATCCAGGACAGTCTGATAGAGTTAAATATAGAACCGGAACGCAGGTGCTTAGTGACATAGGAGCAGCTTCATCAAGTGATTTAAGTAGTTATCTTCCACTAGCTGGTGGAACTATGACTGGAGACTTGCTAATGGATGGTAAAGCAGGCACTGGAAATGTTATTGGTCTTGCAACGGGAACTTCTTCTAATGCAATGTCTTTAAAGTTGTATACTTACAACAATATAGACCCAGGCGGAGGATTAGGTACGAGTACTGGTAATATGATTCAAGCTGATTTAGGTTCAAATTTAGTTTTAAGACAGACAGCAAATGACGGTGATATTACATTCCAATCAGACGATGGCCTTGGTGGAATAGCTACATATTTAACCTTAGACGGAAGCAGTACTGACGCTTATTTTTCAAACCCAGGCAACGTCGGTATTGGAGCAACAAGTCCTAACGCTAAACTTCATGTTAGCGGGAGTGGTATAGGAGCTAAAATACACTCGTCACAATCTACAGGTCTTGAGGTTAGCGGCGGTGGAAATACTCAAGATATAGCTAGATTCCAAAACGTGGCAGGGTCAACAAAAGTTACTATTAATCATGCTGGTGACGTTGGTATTGGAACGACGAGTCCTGCCGATAAACTTACTGTAGAAAATGGAAACATAAGATTAAACTCTACCAGTTCTTATCCTTCTCAAGGCTTATTGGCTCATTGGAACAATAGTTCTCCAGGCATGGGAGGTATTTCCTGGCGTAATGATCCCGGGTTTATTGGATCTGAATGGTATCATTACAGGCAAACATCCCCTTACACGCAGGCTAGAATAAGGCTAATTGGTGATGCTAGTTCCGGCGGAATGTTTGTAAATCTTAATGGTTCAGATGTTTTTACAATCAAAACCTCATCAGGAAACGTCGGGATTGGGGCGACTAGTCCAAGTTATACATTAGATGTAGATGGACAAATTAGAGGTGAACAGTATTTAAGATTAAAAGATACAGCTGGTGCAAACCAATTTAGTATTAGAGCAGAGTCAACATACGGTACGCTTGACAACGGGTCTAAAACATTTAACTACATAGCTAGTAATCATTTGTTTTTAGTTGGAACATCAGAAAAAATGCGCATTAACAGTTCTGGCAACGTCGGGATTAATACTAACGGTCCTGCTTCAAAACTAGAAGTAAACGGAGAAATTGACGCTAATGGAGGTGATGGTTATCGTATAGAAACAAAACCTTTTGCAACTTGGTCCTCAGATTTACTTACTCTAGGTGATTGGGATGGTGAAGGTTTTAATACTCGTTTTATGGGTGATACTTCTAGTGAAGTTATGAGAATTAAAGGTACTAATGTCGGAATCGGTACAACAGCACCAAGCGGAAAGCTAGAAGTTCATGGTATTTCAAAATTTGTTGGCTCAATGCAGTTTTATCAAGGCAGTACGTCAAATCTATATTTAAATATATTTCAATCCTTCAGCAGTACTTATATAAATACTGGTACTTCCGGCGAAACAATATACTTTGGCACTCCTGCTGTAAATACTACAAATGTAAACGTACAGGGTACGGTTACTGCAACAGCAACTACAGACGCTTATAAGGGTTATATTAAACAAAACGTAATTAGTTACGCAGCTGAAAAAACAGAAAGCTCTGACTATAAATTCACCGCTTACAATACTACAGCCACGGTAAATAGCGCTCAAGCATACAATAGAATAGTTGCTGCTTATAGCGGCAGGGTTAAAAAAGTATATATAAGACACGGAGGGGGTTCAACACCTACTGCAACTGCAGTTAATTTTAAAAAACACACAAACGGTACTACATCTTCAACAGTATATGCCGCAACAGTTGCTAATACCGCTAGTGCAAATATGACTGCATATTATGAATTTGGAAATAATGATTTTACTTTTAATGCAGGAGATTTAGTAGGTCTTTTGTATCAAACTACAGACGCCTTTGGAACAGCTTCTAAAACTATGGGAGCCGTAGCTATTACTATAACACTCGAATATAACATTACTTAATATGGCTAATATAAACGATAACATAAGAACAAAAAAGCTTTATAAAAGTGGAGACACATCAAGAGCCTATAAAGATTCTAATGGAGAGATAGTTGTGCCATCAAATGTAGCTTCAGAGATAGCTGCGGTATCAGATATAACTGAGCTTTTAAATGACCATGATAACTATACAAAGTCAATATATTTTTTAAAAGAAATAGAAAACATTAGACTAGATTTAGAAGAGCTGCACTCTTTTGTAAAGTCCGCTTTTGGTAAAGACTCTTCGCAGGCTGCTTCTAGAGGCGATAAAGGTGACGCGGGTAATACTGGGCCCCAAGGACCTAAAGGCGATACGGGAGCAACGGGAGCAACGGGAGCAACGGGAGCAACGGGATCAGCTGGGGCAGACGGCACAAATGGAGCTAATGGCTCTGACGCAAGTATAAATGTTACTGATTGTAAAGGAACGGTTAGCGGAACAGTTAAAAATATTAAAATTTGCGATGGATATATAGATATAAACTGGGTAAACGTTAAGGGGACATCGCAAGTACCTATAAGATGCGCAACCCAGGTAATTAAAAAATAAAAAATGATAACATACAATTGGAATTGTAAAACAGTAGATGTACACCCTCAAGAAGAAGGTGAAACAAATGTAGTGTATAATGTGCACTGGATTCTAACAGGAACAAAAGAAGATTATTCAGCAACAAGTATCGGAACTCAAGTAGTAACTTTAGATACTGAAGCTGACTTTATACCTTTTGATGAACTAACAAACGAAATAGTTGTTGGTTGGACTAAAGACGCTATAGGTGAAGAGCAAGTTGAATCTATTGAAGATGGCATTGCTTCACAGATTTCAGAATTAGAAAACCCAACTTCTGTAACTATGACTATAGAAGATTAAAGTAACACGTAAACACGTAATACTTAACTATATGTTAAACACTTAAATTAAATAAAATGGCAAAAAAAATTAAAAAAGACGAATTAACTAAGCTTCAAGATTTAGTAAAAAACTACAATCATCATCAATTAAAACTAGGGGAGCTAGAAATTGAAAAACACGGGTTACTGCACAGTGTATCAAATGTTCAACAAGACCTTAAAAAGTTTCAAGACGAGTTAAAAGATTCATATGGAGATGTCAGTATCGATATTAATGATGGCAAAGTAAAAGAAAATGAGTCTAGTAAGAAAAATTAGTATAGGTCGTGATTATAAGAACGACGCTATGCATTATGCCGTAGGGCAAGAAGTGTATGGCGGTCATGTTATAGAAAATATAATAGAAGAAGATAATAAGTACTCTATCTATATTAAAAAAAATAACGAAATACTTCCGTGGAAAGATTTTAATAAAAACATGGCAATTGCTGTTGAATATAATTTAGAATACTAATGAACAGTGTTTTTAATTTTATAGTAAAACCATTCAACAAAAGAAACAACAGCAATATTAACATAAATGGTTCTGAATTAATACTAAACACTGATATGCAAAATCATCAATATGTTAGCAGGCATGGTGTTGTTGTTTCTACACCATTAACTTCTTGCTCTGAAATAATGACTGGTGATGAAATAATAGTGCATCATAATGTTTTTAGAAGGTTTTATGATATAAGAGGTGAAGAAAAAAATAGCAAAAGTTATTTTAAAGAAGACTTGTTTTTTGTTCAACAAGATCAAGTTTACGCTTATAAAAGAAACGGTAAATGGAAAGCCGTTAGCGGTTTTTCTTTTATTAAACCACTGCAACAAAATAATATAATGGAACTTAGCAATGAGGTTGTTGGTAAAGGCGTGGTTAAGCATAGTGATGGTTACATGGAAAAAGGTTCGCTAGTTTCTTTTAAGCCTGGTTTTGAATACGAGTTTTTTATAGAAAATGAGAGACTATACAGGGTTCCAAATAAATTTATTACAATTAAATATGAACATAAAGGAAACGAAGAAGAATATAATCCAAGCTGGACACAAGGCAGTTGAGGAGTTAATAAAGGTTGCTAAAGAGCCTATTGTTGATTCAGACGATGATATATCAGCTGATAGACTAAAAAATGCAGCAGCTACTAAAAAACTAGCTATATTTGACGCGTTTGAAATATTAACAAGAATACAATCAGAAGAAGCTATTTTAGAAGATAAACCAAAAGATGAAACTAAAAAAACTTTTAGTGGTTTTGCGGAAAGGAGGTCTAAATAATGTACGAGCAAAGTTTATATAAAATAATAGAACCTGTAAAAACAAATACATTAAGTAGATTAAATAAATCTAAAAAATGGAAATATGGCTATAATAAAGAAAATGATATTATAGTTATAAGTAAAACAGGTCAAATAGGTGAGATCTATGAAATACAAGGTCTTAAAATAGCTCTTCCTAAAGTGCCAAAAAATATAAACAAAGGTATTAACAGGTGGGAGCCAAAAGAATACCCTAAAGAGCTTAAAAACATTACTAGCGTGTTCGAATGGAGAGATTATCCAGACACATTTAAAGCTAAGTGGGAAAATTATATTGATAATGAATTTAAAAAAAGAGAAGAAGGCCATTGGTTCTATAATAGAGATTTGGCTACTTACATTACTGGCGCTCACTTTATGTACTTGCAGTGGTCCAAGATTGATGTTGGGAAACCAGACTTTAGAGAAGCAAACAGATTATTCTTTATATTCTGGGAAGCTTGTAAAGCAGATCCACGATGTTACGGAATGTGTTATCTTAAAAACCGCCGTTCCGGATTTTCTTTTATGTCTTCAGCGGAAGCCGTTAATTTGGCAACAATTACGTCAGATGCACGGTATGGTATCTTGTCTAAGTCTGGAGCCGATGCTAAGAAAATGTTCACAGATAAGGTCGTACCAATATCAGTCAACTACCCCTTCTTTTTCAAGCCCATCCAGGACGGTATGGACAGGCCAAAAACCGAACTTGCCTATAGAATTCCCGCGTCAAGACTCACCAGGAAGTCAATCCAAAATAAAAAAGACCAAGAGTTACTTGAAGGATTAGACACAACAATTGACTGGAAAAACACGGGCGACAATAGCTATGATGGTGAGAAACTAGCTTTATTAGTACATGACGAAAGCGGTAAATGGGAAAGACCTGACAATATATTAAATAACTGGAGAGTTACAAAAACCTGCCTTAGGTTAGGATCTAGGGTTATTGGTAAGTGCATGATGGGTTCAACTTCTAATTCATTAGATAAAGGTGGAGAAAATTTTAAAAAATTATACTACAACTCAGATGCTAGTAAAAGAAACAGGAATGGACAGACTAGCTCAGGATTATATTCTTTGTTCATACCTATGGAATGGAACTACGAGGGATTCATTGATTCTTATGGACACCCTGTTTTTGATACTCCAAAAAAAGAAGTTAATGGTCCTCACGGAGACTTAATAGATATAGGGGTTGTAGAGCATTGGAACAATGAAGCCGAAGGCTTAAAAAACGATCAAGATGCTCTAAATGAGTTTTATAGACAATTTCCAAGAACTGAAGAGCACGCTTTTAGAGATGAAACAAAAAACAGTATATTTAATTTAGTAAAAATATACGAACAAATAGATTATAACGAAGACTTGAGAAACACAAACATTGTTTCCACGGGAAGTTTTCAATGGGAGAACGGAATAAAAGATAGTGTTGTAAAGTTTTTACCAAACTCTAATGGAAGATTTAAAATAACTTGGGTTCCAAATTATTCTTTACAAAACAAGCAGGTTATTAAAAACGGCGTAAAGCATCCAGGTAACGAACATATTGGCGCGTTTGGCTGTGATAGTTATGATATATCAGGAACAGTTGATGGTAATGGATCTAAAGGCGCGCTGCACGGCTTGACTAAGTTTAGCATGGAGGATGCTCCTCCTAATTCTTTTTTCTTAGAGTACGTGGCCAGACCGCAAACTGCTGAAATGTTTTTTGAAGACGTATTAATGGCTTGTGTTTTTTACGGCATGCCAATTTTAGCTGAAAACAATAAACCTAGGTTGTTATACTATTTTAAGAGAAGAGGATATAGAGGTTATTCTATGAACAGGCCTGATAAAATTTGGAACAAATTATCAATTGCTGAAAAAGAAATAGGAGGCATACCTAACTCTAGCGAAGATATTAAACAAGCCCACGCGGCTGCTATTGAGTCTTATATAGATAAATACGTGGGATTAAAATCAGACTCTCAATATGGTGATATGTATTTTAACAGAACGCTAGGTGATTGGGCTAAGTTTGATATAAATAAAAGAACAAAATTTGATGCAGCTATAAGTTCTGGGTTAGCTATAATGGCTTGCAATAGACACTTATATAGACCTGTTGCTAAAATAGAAAAACAACCAATAAATATAAAAATCGCTAAGTTTAGTAATAGCGGTAGTTTATCAAAAATAATAAAATAACATATGGCTGAGTCAGTTGTAAAAAGTTTTTTTCCTAGTCAAGTTGCTAGTGATCAAGAAAAAGCCTCTCAAGAGTATGGCTTAAAGGTTGGTAGAGCTATACAAGACGAGTGGTTTAAAACTACAAACGGTGCTAATAGATATAAAAGTAACCAAAACACGTTTCACGAATTAAGATTATATGCTAGAGGCGAACAGGCAACGCAGAAGTATAAAGATGAATTATCCATAAACGGTGATTTATCTTACCTTAACTTAGACTGGAAACCTGTACCCATTATACCTAAGTTTGTTGATATTGTAGTTAATGGTATATCAGAAAGAACTTTTGACATAAAGGCATACTCTCAAGACCCATACGGTATAAGTAAACGTACTGCTTACATGGAATCTATAATAAGAGATCTACAAACTAAAGAAATTAACGAGTATGTTAATGAGAATCTAGGTGTAAATCTTTTTGAAAACAAACCAGAGTCTTTGCCAGAAACAAAAGAAGAATTAGAGCTTCACATGCAGTTAACATATAAACAAAACGTTGAGGTTGCTGAAGAACAAGCTATAAACGTGCTGCTAGAAGGTAATAAATATGATTTAACGAGAAGAAGAGTCAACTACGACCTAACAACATTAGGTATTGGAGCTGTAAAGAATAGATTTTCTGAATCTGAAGGAGCTGTGGTGGAGTACGTCGATCCTGCTTACATGGTTTACTCGCATACAGATTCTCCTTACTTTGATGATATATATTATGTAGGTGAAATAAAATCAGTTCATATAAATGAATTAAAAAAACAATTTCCTAATCTCAGTGAAGATGATTTAGAAAGCATAACTAAAACGTCGTTTCAAAACAACGGTTCCTATGGTACCACAATGTCGACCTCTGATAATTCTGATTCAAACACTGTTCAAATATTATATTTCAACTATAAAACCTACATGAACGAGGTTTATAAGGTTAAAGAAACATCAACTGGTGCTGAAAAAATAATAATAAAAGATGATCAATTTAATCCACCAGACGAAATACTAGAACAATATGGCATACAAAAAGTAGGTAGATCATTAGAAGTTCTATATGAGGGTGTTTTAGTTCTAGGTACAAATAAGTTGCTAAAGTGGGAAATGGCTAAAAACATGCTAAGGCCAAAAAGTGATTTTACTAAAGTTAAGATGAATTACAGTATTTGTGCGCCTAGAATGTATAGAGGTAAAATAGAGTCTTTAGTGAGTAGGATTACTGGTTTTGCGGACATGATACAGCTTACGCATTTAAAGCTACAACAAGTGTTATCACGTATGGTACCAGATGGTGTTTATTTAGACGCTGATGGATTATCTGAAGTTGATCTTGGTAATGGTACAAATTACAATCCTCAAGAGGCTTTAAATATGTTTTTTCAAACAGGTTCTGTTATAGGTAGATCATTCACTCAAGAAGGTGATTTAAATCCTGGAAAAATACCTATTCAAGAGATAGCAAGTGGGTCTGGTGGTAATAAGATACCTCAGCTTATAAATACATACAATTATTATCTTCAAATGATCCGCGACGTAACGGGTCTTAACGAAGCTAGAGATGGCAGCACACCTTCAAAAGACGCTTTAGTTGGTGTTCAAAAACTAGCAGCAGCAAACTCAAATACAGCTACTAGACATATATTAACAAGTGGTTTATTTATAACTAATGACTTAGCTGAAAATCTTTCATTAAGAATATCAGATATACTAGAGTTTTCACCAACCAGAGATGCTTTTATACAGCAAATTGGTGTTCACAATATAGCCACATTAGATGAGTTGAGAGAATTACATTTGTATGATTTTGGTATATTCATAGAACTACAGCCAGACGAAGAAGAAAAAGCTGTTCTAGAAAACAATATACAAACAGCTATAACTCAAAAGTCTATAGATCTAGAAGATGCAATAGATATTAGAAACGTAAAAAATATAAAGCTAGCAAATTCCCTTCTTAAATTAAGAAGAAAAAAGAAACTAGAGCGTGACCAGCTAATGCAGAAACAAAACATACAGGCTCAAGCCCAAGCTAATCAGCAGTCTCAGCAAGTTGCGGCCCAGTTAGAGGTTCAAAAGCAAAATGCTCTTACTCAAAGCAAAATACAATTAGAAGAAGCTAAATTAAGTTTTGAATCTAAAAAACTTACAACAGAAGCAGAGCTGAAGAAAGGCTTGATGGCGTATGAGTTTCAAATAAACATGAAACTTCAAGAAATGCAGTCTAATGTTGTCTCTTCAAAAGACAAAATAAAAGAAGACCGAAAAGACGAAAGAACTAAGATACAAGCAACACAACAAAGTCAATTAATAGCACAAAGAAAAGAAGATTTACCGCCAAAAAACTTTGAATCATCTGGAAATGATGTAATGCAAGGTGGATTTGGTTTAGGTTCTTTTGAACCTAGGTGATTATAATAAATAATAATTATATAATATTTTATCATGAAAGAAAACACAGAACAAGAATCTAAAAAAGACGAAGTTAAAAAACAAGTTGAAATAGATGGACCAGTAGTTCAAAACAGTGAAGGCGTTATAAAAGTGGATTTAGCAAAACTAAATAAAACGCAAGAAGATGTTGATTCTAAGAAAGAAGAAGACAATATTAGCGAAACTGCCAAAGAAGAAACCGCAGCCCAAGAAGAAACCGCATCCCAAGAAGAGAGCGTGGTTGAAGAAATAAAGGAACAAACTCAGCAACAAGAGCCTGTTCAAGCCGAGCAACCTATCCTTCAAGAAATAACAGAAAAAGAGGTTGTAGAGCAAGCTGAAGAGCTTGAAGACAAGGTAGAGCAAGCTTTGATAGAGGCTGACACAGGGATTGAGTTACCAGAAAACATTCAAAAAGCTGTTGATTTTATGAATGACACAGGCGGAAGCTTAGAGGATTATGTAAAACTTAATACTGATTACTCTGCGTTAAACGAAACTCAGTTGCTTAGAGAGTACTACGAGAATACTAGACCTCATCTTGATAAAGATGAAATTGACTTTTTAATGGAAGATAATTTTGCCTACGATGAAGAGCTAGATGAAGAAAGAGATGTACGTAAAAAGAAAATAGCCCATAAGGAAGAATTAGCAAAAGCTAAAAATCACTTAGATGGTTTAAAGTCTAGATACTACGAAGATATTAAAGCTGGATCAAAATTAAATCCAGAACAACAAAAAGCGGTTGAGTTTTTTAATCGCTATAATAAAGAAAAACAACAATCTGTTAAGATTGAAGAACAACAAAAAACAACGTTTACGAGCAAGACAAACGATGTTTTCAATGACAATTTCAAAGGTTTTGAATATTCCGTTGGAGACAAAAAATATCGTTTTAATGTTAAAAACGCTAATGAGGTAAAGTCAAGTCAAAGTGATATTAATAATTTTGTCAAGAAGTTCTTGAATGAAAAAAATGAAATGTCAGACGCTTTGGGTTATCACAAATCTTTATTTACAGCTATGAACCCCGACGCTGTTGCAAAACATTTTTATGAGCAAGGAAAATCTGATGCTATAAGAAACAGTGTTGCCACAGCTAAGAACGTAGATATGGAACCGAGACGGGGCCATGAAAAAACTACAACATCAAACGGCTGGACTGTAAAATCTGTTAATGGACTTGATACTTCAAAACTAAAAGTAAGAATAAAAAAATAACAACTAAAAAATTAAAATTATGGCAGCAGGTGATTTCGCCGGAACAGGCGCACAACTTAACCATCTTACCCCAAGACCCGTAAAAGGTTTATTTGGAGACAATTACCTATCTTTATCAGATATGGCGTTTACTTCTCAATTCCTACCAGAAGTATACGAAAAAGAAGTAGAACGCTACGGCAACCGTACAGTTTCTGGATTCTTAAGAATGGTAGGAGCAGAAATGCCTATGGCTTCTGACCGAGTTATTTGGTCTGAGCAAGGGCGTTTACACATCGCTTTTGATGATTGTACAGTAGCTAACGGTAGCGCAACAACAACAATTACTTTTATAGATGACGCGGCTGGAACAGCAGGTTTACAAACCGCAGCTCAAAAAGGAAGTTTAGTAGGAGTAGGCGCTACAATAGTTATATCAAAAGGAGTTAATACAGTAAAAGCTAGAGTAGCTACTTCACCCGGAGATGGTACTATTACCGTAGCTCCTTATGGTGCTGGTAACTTAGACACACTTGGAAGTGGAGCTTTAACAGGTGTTAAACTTTTTGTCTATGGATCTGAGTATAAAAAAGGTAGTGGAACTGGTGTTGCTGGTAATATTGGACCAGTAAATTCTATTGACGCTCAATTTACTAAATTTGAAAACAAACCAATTATTCTACGTGATAAGTATAACGTAAATGGTTCTGATGTTGCTCAAATTGGTTGGGTTGAAGTTACTACTGAAGCTGGAACTGGTGGATATCTTTGGTATTTAAAATCAGAGCACGAAGCTCGTATTCGTTTTGAAGACTATTTAGAAATGTCAATGGTTGAAGCTGTTGTTGACAATGGTACTACAGCTAACTCAGCTGGTGCTGCAGGATTTAGTGGCTCTGAAGGTTTATTTGCCGCGATTGAAAGTAGAGGTCTTGTTTACAATGATCCTAATTTTGGTGGCACTGGAGCTGGTGAAGGTGTTGCAGAGTTTGACGTAATATTAGCAGAGCTAGACAAGCAAGGAGCAATTGAAGAGAATATGTTATTCTTAGATCGCTCAACATCTTTATCTATTGATATAATGTTAGCTAATCAAAATTCTTATGGAACAGACGGAACATCTTACGGTGTTTTTGAAAATTCTGGAGATATGGCTCTTAACTTAGGTTTTAGCGGTTTTAGAAGAGGATCTTATGATTTTTACAAAACAGACTGGAAATACTTAAACGACTCTACAACTAGAGGTCTTGTTGACAACGTGTTGGGTGTTTTAGTACCAGCTGGAACTTCTACTGTTTATGATCAAATGTTAGGTCAAAACATCCAAAGACCATTTTTACATGTTCGATACAGAGCTTCTGAAGCTGATGATCGTCGTTTAAAATCTTGGGTAACTGGATCTGTTGGAGGAAACTTCTCATCTGACATTGACGAAATGAACGTAAACTTCTTATCAGAAAGATGTCTTTGTGTTCAAGCAGCGAACAACTTTATCCTTTTCGGTAAAGATTAATTCAAACTAATGTAATTCTTACCCTCGTTAAACCAACGGGGGTAATTATTACTTTTATTAATTATTTAATTTTATTATATTATGACTAAAAAAGTCAAAGCAGAAGAAAATATTGAGGTTGCACCTCAAGTGATTGCAGCTGAAAAAAAAATTGCAGCACCAAAAAAACCAGAATGGGACTATAGAGATAGATTATATACTTTAAAAAATGGAAGAACCCCTATTATATATAATATAGCTTCTAAACATTCTCAAAAAAAATCTTTGTTATGGTTTGACGAAGAAAAAGGCATTCAAAGAGAGCTAAGATATGCTACTAATCAAAACTCTCCTTTTGTAGACGAACAAAAAGGAGCCGTTACTTTAGGTAGAATAGTTTTTAGAGACGGTCAACTAGCAGTTCCAAAAGAACAAGTTGCTTTACAAAAACTATTATCGTTATATCACCCTCTTAAAGATCAACTTTATGAAGAGTACAACGCCGTTGAAGAATCTATTGATCAGCTAGCATATATGGAGTATGAAATACAAGCTTTGTTAACTGCTCAAAAAATGGAAATAGAAGAATTAGAGGCTATTTTAAGAGTTGAATATGGTAGTAAAGTAGACGCTTTAACTTCTAGTGAGTTAAAAAGAGACTGTTTGTTGTTTGCTAAAAGAAATCCTTTACTATTTTTAGAACTAGCAAGCGATGAAAACGTTGAACTAAGAAATGTTGGTATTAAAGCAACAAACGCTGGAATCTTACAGCTTTCTAAAGATCAAAGAACTTTTAGTTACGGTCAAACAGGTAGAAAACTAATGACCGTTCCTTTTGATGAGCACCCTTATTCTGCGCTAGCTGCGTTTTTTAAGACAGACGAAGGTATGGAAGTTTACAAACATATAATTAAAAAATTATAAGTCACAAGTTATAGTAGCTAGGCCGCTATAATAGTGGCCTAATTACTATAAATAATAAAAAAATATACAAATGGCAATAAGCGTGGATAGTGTTTACCAGCGAGTTCTTGGTATACTTAACAAAGAACAAAGAGGCTATGTAACAGCTCAAGAATTTAACTTATTTGCTAACCAAGCGCAAGAAGATTTATTCGAACAATACTTTTACGATATAAACCAGTTTGGTAGAATCCCTGGTAACAGCACTGAATACTCTGACATGTTAAATATGTTAGATGAAAAAATATCTCCCTTTAAAACTTCAGCATCACTAACCTATGATGCTATAAATAACTTATTTAACTTACCAACAGACGTATATAGGCTAGGGACAGTAATATACTCAAATACAACAACTAATAGTTTTGGCACATCAAGCACTGAGCAAATAGAAGCTGAGAAGGTTAATCAAAACGAAATTTTGTACATAAACTCATCACCACTAACAAAACCCGTTAACACACGCCCTATATACACTAAAAACAGCACTGGACTCAACGTATACGGAGCGTCTGAGCTAACAAATAATATTTCTTGTACTTATATAAAAAAACCAGCAAAAGTTCAATGGGCTTACACTATGGTTTTTGATGAACCCCTATACAACGCATCTCAGTCTGTTGACTTTGAATTAGAACCATCAGAAGAAACAGAGTTAGTTGTGAAAATACTTGAATTATCTGGCTTGTTAATAAAAGATTATAATTTATACAACGCGGTTAATCAAGAAGAGATAGAAACTATACAACAAGAAAAATCTTAATAAATGGCACTAATAAATCAAACTAATGAGCAGTACTACGAAGGTCCAGACGGTATCTGGAATAGCTTAGATGAAGATTATGGTAATTATCAGTTTATATCTTTAAAAGATATTATAAATAATTTCGTTATTTCTTATGTAGGTGAAGGTAAGATTATTAGTAAAATAAAAAGAACTGACATTGCTTTCCACGCACAAAGAGGTATACAAGAATTTAATTTTGATTTATTACCTTCGTTTAAGTCTCAAGAAATAGAAATAGGACCGCAGTTGTATATGGTTTTACCTCAAGACTATGTTAATTACGTCAAATTAACATGGACTGATAACAACGGAATAGAGCACATTATATATCCAGCTATAAAAACTAGTGATCCCTTGCCAATTGTGCAAGATAGTGATTACCAGTATACTTTTGACAGTAATGGTGAAATAATTTATGCTCAAGAATCCGAGACTCTTAAAAAGTTTAAAACAAAACACAGAGATGAAAGTTATTTAAAAAATAATAACAACGGAGAACTATTAGATCAACATTTTTTAGGCGGAAGATATGGTCTTAATCCTGAAAACGCACAATCAAACGGCGTTTTTTATATAGATCAAATAAGAGGATTAATACATTTTAGTTCAGACATGGTAAACCGTATTGTCACGTTAAAATATATAAGCGACGGGCTTGGCAAAGACGAAGAGATGACTGTTCATAAATTTGCCGAAGAAGCTTTATATAAATATATAGCTCACGCTGTTTTATCAACTAGAATAAACACTCCAGAGTACATTATTGCAAGGTTTAAACGAGAGAAACAAGCCGCTAGACGTAATGCTAAATTAAGATTATCAAACATCAAAATAGAGGAGATTACGCAGGTTATGCGTAATAAATCTAAGCAAATAAAACATTAATATATGCCAGAATTTATCCATACCTTTCAATCAGGAAGAATGAATAAAGATCTTGATGAGCGGTTGTTGCCAAATGGTGAGTATCGCGATGCGTTAAATTTAGATTTAGCGAACTCAGATGGATCTAATGTAGGTACTTTACAAAATGTAAAAGGAAACAGGGAACAGCGTGGCTGTGAGGGGTGTAGTGAGAATTGGAGTTCAGACTACATAGACTCTCTTCAAGATCCTGTTGTAGTAGGATCAATACGTCACGATGAAACTGAATGTATATATTGGTTTATATCAGCACCTTCCAAGACAGGTGACTTTCCTTATGGCGTAAGCGCTATAGCAGAGTATAATCAAACTACAGATCTAGTAAAGCCAATTCTAGTAGATACAGCTGGTATACTTAATTTTTCACAAGACTATTTAATTACAGGTATTAATATACTTGATAAGTTTTTATTTTGGACAGACGATCAGACTGAGCCAAAAAAGATTAATATTGAAAAATTTAAAACAGGTTCTGTAG